TGGATTGAAGGAAAATTTTGATCGACAATATCAACTGATAGAATCGCCGTACAGTGAAGCATATCAAGAACCTTATCAACGTGTGCGTGACCTTGTGCCATATCGTAATCATGATCTAAATCAAGAACAAGCTCATGTGTCGGCCTGGATGAATATCGTGATGGAAACTTACAGCAGTGATACAACCATAGCACTCAGTGAAAAAACATTTCGCGCTTTGTGTTTGCCAGTACCATGGATGTTGTACGCAGGTAAACACACAGTGGCATACCTAAACAGTCTAGGATTTGATGTGATGTTGGACGTGGTTTCTCATCGTTATGACGGCATGATAGAAAATCGTACCGCGGCCTATGGAGACAAAATGGTGGACTTTTTGTTTGAAGCCACAGACACTGTGGAACGAATACAGGCAGATTCTCCTCGATCACGTGCTCAACAGGCCGCTCAGCACAATCAGCAAAGGTTGATAGAAATGCGCCAACAGTGGCCACAAGATTTTGCAAAGTGGTGGCCCACAGCAGTTGAACTGATAAAATAATGGATCAGATAAGCAACATGCTTGGTGAACGCTATGCCATGTTTTATTGTGCTGGCGTGAATATACAAGAACTGTCTCCTCAGCAGACTTTAGACAAATCGATTGAGACAGTAAACACATACATGAAGCAACACGGACGAGATCTTCTCATATGGGAACCGGGACTACAAGATGAAATCAGTCGATTGGTAAACGTGAATTGGATCTATCAAAAATTACCTTCTGAACCTATTAGGAAACCCATCTTGGTACATCAAGAAAACGGCAGGTACATAGTCGACTGTGGTGACACACGTCTCATGGCATTGAGCCTGTGCTCAGATCCACCGCAGGTGTCTGCAATAATTACAACGCCATGTGAATCAGCGGGTGATTTTTTGGCGTGGATCGCTATAACTAGTGATGCAGAATTAATTGATCATTTGGGGCTGGATCCTGGATCCTCGGCAATATACTATACTCCGGCCGAAGAGGACAAAAATTATGCTGTGTCTTGGTTGGAAATTGGAGATAACAGCACAGCCACGCACTTACATGATATCAATCAAAAATTAAACATGATGCAACAGTATCTTGATCAACAACCAAATGATTTTGAATTTAGTATATCCTGGGCTAAACTGCCAATCAAGTGGGAGATTTAATGGACCATTGTGTATTGTTTCAAGAAACTTTTGAAGAGCTGGGATTTGAAGTAGTAGTAGAATGGAACGTGTTTAGATCCCATTATGAGTATGATTGGGTGTCTGGATGGCAATGCCGACTACCAGTAGTAAGGTTTAAATCTAACACTGTGTTGATAATGTACATGCAGGATCGTGTAACTGTATCAAATGGTCGTGTGTTAGAGTTAGAAAAAATTGTTCAGCATTACGGTGAAAATTCCAAACAAATTGTAGCTGTTCACATGCACCCTGGCCTTGATGAAATTTATTCAGGTCCTATAAAATTGATTGAATTTAGTAACCATAACTATTCCCTTATGAATAGTTTACAGTCGCAAATTGAACTTTGGGAACACATACCACAACAAGCAAAGACCATGCCATGGCAGTGCTTGAATGGACGCCCATGTCAGCATCGTCGTCGTGCTGTGGATGTTCTACAAACCTGGAGCAATGGCGTCTTGAGTTATGGTCGTGATATTCCCTTGACCCAATGGGACTATGGTACCTATCCGGGCACCAGCAATGAAGAAAACTTTGTGCGACTGGCACAAGTGTATGGATCATGTGCATTTAACATTGTGACTGAAACGCTGTACGATGAGTATCCTGGCTTGTATTCGGAAAAAACCTTGTTGGCATTTTTGGCACATCAGATACCCGTCATGATCAGCACACCGCGCATGGTTGAGAAACTTCGTGTGCTAGGATTTGACATGTTTGATGACATTGTCGATCATGCGTATGATCTTGCACCCAACGATCGCAGAGTAGAAATGGCTCTAGAATCTAACAGGCCAGTAATATCATCGCATTATGATACCAGTCGCTTGCTTGCACGATTGCGGGCCAATCAAGAATTGGCTCTTGTTAAACTGCCTGATTGGTATCAAACAAATTTTAAAATCCGTGCCAGAGCCATTGCCGAACTCTAACACTAGGGCTGGTAGTTGTCAAGCCACCTTTTAAAATCTCCATACAAGGTAGCCACCATGGCTTCTGAACTGCCGAACAAGATGATCTTCCAACATCCAGATCGTTTTGCCCAGATATAATAGGGCATCTGTAATTTTTGATCCATTTCTAAAATCATGGCACCATTCAACACATAGGGATCGTCAAGATCAAAACTGTATTGAGCAAGATCTAGGTCCTTGCTGAAGACCGCATATCCGGTACTGGTCAAGCGCATACCGCCCTTGGGTCTTGTGTTGTGCCACCAAGTATGCATGGCCACTTTTTCAGTTATGCCAAGCTCGGGGTCAAGCTGTCGTACTAGATCGTGTGTGAGTTGTTTCTTTTGATCGCGCACACTAAGGAAAAATCCTATCGCCTTGCTTGAGTACCACTACCGAGAACTTGTCAGTCTTGAATTGTGTGTTCAACTTTCTTGCCAGATTAATAGCATGACCTGGATTACTAAAACTGACCTTTTTGTATTTTGGTCCTGGATACTGCACCAATAGGTTTGATGTTTTAAGATTGATAGGCTTGCTGTCATAAAATACTGCCCATACTCCTTCGCTACCTAATACCTGTTCAGTCTTGTAGGTAGTACGATTTGTAATCTCAGCAAGTACGATTGGCTTGGGTCTACTCATGGTTTAGTATTTATGACCGTTATATACCAATATTAAAAACTACCACCATCCATTTTAATAGTGATTGTTTCTTCACTACGGGTATTTACAGCGGTCGAACGTATAGTTTCTAGATCCAATAACAGGCGTGTAATGTCCGCTAATAGGTCTTTTGCTTCGGTCATGGGCATGACCAAGTCACGGCCGCCTCTGGCATCCTGTCCTTGCACACGGTCAATGAAACGATTTATGTGTAGGCTCACCGATGGACCTCGTTCAAATATGGATCTAAATTGGGAGGAGTCCAACCTTCGGGCTTGAGTACTTTGCCATCGCCGCGCTTGAGTACTGTTCCAGATTCTGGATCAATCTTGTCAAGGTTACTACGCATGACTTCGTTCCAGGCACCTTCAGCATCAGCACCCATGCTGTGGATAGCACCAATGGTGACAACAAGTATGTCAATCAAGGCATCAAGGTCTGTGACCGGATGTCGACTGTCTTCTAGTTCTTGTACTTCTTCCTTGATCAAATCAAGATATAGTGCATATTGATTGCGATTTTCAACGCCCACAGTTTGATCGCAGGCTCGCATGAAACTGGCTTGATCTTGGAACGGATTAGACATTTGGAATCTCCTGTTGATTATAAAATGGCCCATGATAAGGGTAACGCTGTAATACTATCAGTTTAGGATCTTGCACTGTCTTCCACTTGCGACCCTTCTTGACCGAATACCATCCGGCCGCAAACCAACTGCGACTCTTGGCACCTTTGGTATATAAAGGCAACGCATGCGGTACGTCCCATACAGGATTGTGTACTCGACCCACTGTGGGATAACCATGCACTGAATTTGCAGTTGACTTGGGTCTGGTCCGGATCATGGGTGGTTCAAATCGTACTCCGGTACGTTGTTCTACCATGCGTATGGTTTTGTATTGTGTGATCTGATTGTTTATCTTTACTTGATATCCACCAGCACAGGCTTCCACATTACCAATTTTTTCTTCATCTCGTTGTAATATCCAAAACTGCTTGTCAATTATGGGTTTAGCTACGATCATCTTGTCTCCTTGATCTACATCGTTCTTGCACTGAGGGAGGAACATCTGGATGCCATCCACCAATCAGTATTCCGCAATTATATCGAGCTGAATGCTCCTCGGGCCAATTGCGTATTAAAAAAACTACCAGAATTATTATGCCTACAATTGATGCCACCTGCCACAATCTACGCATTTAACAATCCTGAATAGGTTTGATTCATCCAGCGACCGAAGTGTTCGGCGCTTTCGCTACACTTGTTCAATTCGTATTTGCCACAGAACTGCATGAATCTCACTCCTACTTGTCCCACATCCTTGTGACTGATCTGTTCGCAAATAGCGGTATCTACTGTGAGTTTAACATCTTCAGGTTGTGCTGTCAAGTCAATCAAGGTCCTGTTGCGTTCGTAATCATCTAGAACTCTATGTTCTACCCCATCTGGATCGGTCCATCTTTGCAACATCATGTTGTTCCAGTTGTAGCCTTTTCGGTCTTTGTCTGAGTATGCTTCCAGGAGCCCGACCTTGTTCTTGGTGCCTTTTGTCCTGACACCCGGGAAGGCGCTAAACACATTGTCGCTACTATCGCCCCGCATGCATTTTTCAAACAGAAGCCACGCCGGATCAGGAATTGTTTTAGCTTGTTTTGTTTTCTTATCGATAACCTGGTTACCTTTGGCATCAAAGATTCCTTCTATGGTCAATAACTCATCCGTAATGCCATTGTATTGCGTGACATTGGCGGCTAATAATTGTACAAAATCAGTATCGCTACTAATAACTATATGTTCGTCTTGGGGGTGTAGGGCAATCCATCTTGCTATAATATCATCGGCTTCCGCTGTTGGGCATCTGACAACACTACAGTTGGTTCTTTCAGACAAGTATTTAGTTAGATTATCGTAGGTCTCCCAGAACATGGCATCTTCTTCGGCTTCTTTTTCTGTAAGTGCGGCACGGGCTACGGCACGATTGGCCTTGTAAGGCTTGTAGTGATCCTTGCGCCAGCTACGCCCTTCTAGGGCAAATACCACGTGATCTGCTTCAAA